GGTGCGGATGTTCCAGATGCTTTAAAAACATCTTATGCAACATACAGGACTGATTTAAGGGATTTACCAACGACTGTCACCAAACCTGATGTTGAAACATTGAATAATGAAAGCAATGACAACATAACGGACAATGGGTGGAATGTCGGTAATTTTATGCCGACCAAACCAAGCGAGGAATAAACAATGGCATCAATATTAAAAGTTGACAAACTCGATCCCCAAAGCGGAACGGCGTTGGAGATTGGCAGTTCAGGAGATACGATAACGATTCCTTCAGGAGCCACTTTCACGCAAAGTGGTACAATGAACGCATCCGCCATAACGGCAGGAACTGTTGCGACTGCAAGACTTGGAACAGGAACGGCTTCAAGTTCAACGGTATTATATGGCGATCAAACTTACAAGGCAGAACCAGGTGGAGCTAACACTCCTTCATTTTTTGCATATTTATCAGCAAACCAAGCTTTATCAGATTCTACAGAAACTAAAATTGAAATAGATACAGAAATATATGATACTGACAGTGACTATGACAACACTACAAACTATAGATTCACTCCGACTACGGCTGGAAAGTATGTAATTTTTGGCACTGTTAGTATATTCCAAGATGACGGAAGTGACCTTAAAATAGCACAAATACTTTGGTATAAAAACGGAAGTAAACTTTATGAAACACACGATAATTATACTTCTAATTATTTAAGAGGAACAAGTCAGTCTATGTCTGTGGTTATGGACATGAACGGCTCTAGTGATTATGTAGAAATGTACGCAGAGATACAAATAGCTTCAGGAGAGAATAATTTAAGAGTAGAAAGTACTAATAGAAGAACAGTTTTTGGAGCATACAAGTTGATAGGAGTATAGATGGCACAGTTAAGCAATAAAATAAGAATATATTTAGACAGGGAAGTTGATTTTGATAAAGATGTAAAACTTCAAGATGATGGAGACGGAGCATACATAAAAGAATGGAATGTCGCAGAAGTTCAACCTACGGAAGAACAATTAGACGCTTTGGAAAGCCAAGCGAATGACTTGGAAGCATTAAATCAAGTCTATGCAAACAGGAAAGCTGAATACCCTTCCGTACAGGATTTAGTTGTCGCTTTGTATGACACGGATGACAAGGCAGCCATTGAAGCCAAACGAGCTGAAGTGAAAGCGAAGTATCCTAAACCTTAATGTTTAAACTGGACAACAAGGAATATGACGAAAGCAAGATTTCCGACAAGGGACAGACCGCACTCTCACGCTTGCAGCAGATTCAAGCCAGCCAGAACAAGATCACATTGGAGTTTGAACACAACAAAATTTTGATAGACCACTACATGACCATCTTGAAGGGGGAAGTTAAATCCAATGCGAAAGATAATGTTTAGTTTAGCAATTCTTTCGGCTATGAATATTATGGGTTGCACAATGTATGAAGGATTATCTATGAAACCTCATAAGACAAGTGTCACTACAACCTATGGTCAGGATGAAGTGGATAAGGCAAATGACAGCAAGGATCAGACAAAGGATTCAATGCAGATCATCGTGAAGCAGGAGTTTTTATGGAAAGAATGATAATTGGAATTATTGCTTCAGCCCTCATTGGGCTCGGGGCGTGGAACCTGAACCAAACATTTAACCTCTCCATTGAAATAGAGAGTGTCAAGGGAAAGATTGATGTCTTGGAAAAAAGCATCAAGCAACTGGGAAAGAAGAAAAATAAAAAAGGTGGCTCCATTATACAGCAGAGTAACTGATGGAAACGGTACTACTAGTATATGCCATTTGGATCATAGGTGGAATCATCGTTAATACAGCAGGACTGTAATGGCTGACAGGATGGATGTAAGTGATAAGACTGCTATTTCTATGCCTATGCGTAATCTGCTATCAATACTCACAGCAGTCGGAGTTGGAGTTTGGGCCTATTTCGGAATACAAGAAAGGATTAACAATGTTGAGACGAGAAGTACGCTCATGGAGGCCGACCTCATCAAGAACACAGAATTTAGAATAAAATGGCCTCGTGGAGATTTAGGTTCCTTGCCTGCCGATAGTGAACAATTCATGTTGCTGGAATACCAAGATGGCATGATAATTAAATTGCAGGCACAAGTTGAATCTATGATGCACAATGCGGTTAACATCAAAAGACTTCAAGAAGATATGTTAGAAGCTCGTGGAAATATAGAAAAATTAAAAGACAAGTTGCGTGAGGCTAACGGTGGTTGAAACAATCATAGCATTACTTATGTTCATCGGAATAGATTTAAAGGAACATGTCCCGTATGACAATCTTGGAGATTGTCTGAAGGCAAAAAGAATATCAGAGAGAAGCTCTGGTGTTGACGGCCCTCGTCTGGAATGTCGGCCCGTGAAAGCGGAAACCGAAATCTGGGTGGAGGATAACAAAAAACATATTATAAGGATAATAGAAGATTAATACATGACAACAGGTAAAATTAAGTGGTTCAATCCCAAAAAGGGATATGGATTCATAGAAAATCAAGAGAGTGGCAAGGATGTTTTCCTTCATGTGTCCGCTCTGGAAGCAGCTAACATCAGCACATTGGAAGTCGGACAGGAAATTTCCTTCGACATCGGATCACACAACGAAAAGGAAAACGCAATTAACATTAAAAAGGTAGATGATTAAGGTATGGTTTCTCATGGCACTCATGTCCTATCCAAACACCCCAGCCATTCACTACAAGGGTTTTGGAGGGTTTACTACTCAAGAGGAATGTGAAGAAAAAAGAATAATTACAGAAAATCAAATTGCTGATCTCGAAATAAAATTAGGGAGAACCGTTTATATAGACACTTACTGCATTGAGTTTAAGGCGTTTCAAAGCCAACTCGATAAGAAAAATAATATAGGGGTATAAGATGGCCGAAGAAAAAATATCGGAGAATGAGAAAGATATTATCCGCATAGGCGGGGAACTTAAGCTCATTAATCAGAAATTGGATAACCATGTTCATCACATAAGTGGAAAAATTGATACGATTTTTAAAATTGTTTGGACGATTTCCTTTATGATCCTCGGATTGCTGTTACGGGCTGTTTACAGCGTAATGGCAGGATAGAGCCAAAAAAAAACCTTCATATTTAAGCGTACAAGAGGTTTAAGCATGTGGGCTGTATGATTGGACCCCTAATAATGGTTGACAAAAAACGATTTCATTTAGTAAAGACATGAGAGTGAAAAACATTCTGATAATTTCAGATATTCACTTGCCCTTTCAGCATCCTCAAGCCTTTGAGTTTTTGGAGAAGGTCAAGAAGGATGTCAAGCCCGACCATGTAATATCAATAGGTGATATTTTGGATTTTGGAAGCGTTCAAGTTTCCAGACCATCTGATCCCAATATAGATTCACCAGTATTCGAACTGGAAAAAGCAAAAAAAGAAATTAAGACTTTAGAGAAGTTATTTCCCAAGATGCAGATATGCTGGGGGAACCATGACCTGCGATTATTACGCAAGGCAGAGTTGGTGGGCATCCCTCGCTCCATGATTAGGAACATTAATTCCATTCTCGAAGTCAAGGCGAAGTGGACCTGGCATGATAAGATCATCCTGACGATGCCAAACGGACAGTCAGTATATTTCACCCATAACTTCAAGCAAAATGCCCTATCAAGTTCAAAGGAACTAGGGTGCAGTTTTGTGCAGGGCCATTATCATACACTTGGATTAAGCATCCAGTTCTGGAGCAGTCCGACAGCATTAAACTTTGCGATGAATGTTGGCTGTCTGATTAATCCGAAGGCTGATGCCTTTCGCTACCAAAAGAATTTTCTCAAGCGTCCCATTTTGGGATGTGCTGCCATCATTGATTCATCACCACGGTTATACAGCATGCTGCTGAATGACAAGGGACGATGGGTTGGCAAGATATGAAAACAAAAACCAAAGACCCTATCGTTCAAAAGGTCATTGATAAAATGGCTAGACGATCTGAAATAGGAATTATTAAGTACGGGAATACCATGAAATCTTCCAAGAAAAGTTTAAATGATTGGATAGATTCAGCAATCGAGGAAGCCCTCGATTTAGCGGTGTATCTTGAAAAGGTTAAGAGTTTGGTTGGTGCAAAGGTCGAACAGCATATAGATATAGTAAAGGACCTTGGCGGTGGTGGTGGGAACTATGATTTTGATAAATGGGAAGGAACAGACCCAGATTGAACTACGAAAATATTAAAGACAGCATAAAAACGCATGAAGGCTATCGGGATAAGGTCTACCGTGACCATCTCGGCAACCGAACAGTTGGCTATGGCCATCTGTGTTTGGACAATGAAAAGTGGAGCGACAGTAAAGTGTATCCACGCAAGGTTCTTGACCAGACCTTTGACTACGATTTTAATATTGCCCTGAATGATGCTCGCAAGCTCATCGTTGAGGACAGTATTCATCAAGATGCTTTTTCCTGCCTAATAAATTTATGTTTTAATTTGGGAGGACCAAGAGCCAGCCGTTTTAAAAAAATGCTGGTTGCCCTGGAAGATAAGAACTATCCTGAAGCGTCAAAGGAAATGCTGGACAGTAAATGGGCCAGACAAGTACCAAACAGAGCAAGAGAATTAGCGGAGATTATGAGAAATGTTGAACTTTCTAATTAAACCCCTTCTTGGGGTGGCATCTGATGTCGTTAAAGGGGTGGTCGCCAGTAAAAAAGCTAAAGCAGAACAAAAGTTAACTAAAATAAAAGCTGAAACTGAATTATTAAATAAGCAAATTTCGGGAGAAGTTGAGTGGGATATTCAAGCAATTAAACAAGCTGAATCTTCCTGGAAAGATGAATATTTAACAATTTTGTTTTCGATACCTTTGCTACTTTGCTTTTTGCCCTTTACAGTAGAGTATGTTGAAAGAGGATTTGCAGCATTATCGCAAACTCCTGACTGGTATAAATACACTTTAGGAGTAATTGTATCAGCATCGTTTGGAATTAAAGGAGCAAGTAAATTTTTTAAAAAATAAGGAGGTTATATGAACTTACTTAAAGATTTATGGGCACACTTGAAAGAGTGGTCCGATTGGAAGATGAAAGACTGGATTAAAGCAGGAATTGTTACTCTGGTTGTTTTATTCGTCATTTATAAAATGACATCAGGGGGAGCGGCATAATTTATAATGTCATTCACATCTAAAGCACAGGAAAAATATATGTGGGCCAACCATCCAAAGATCGCTAAAAAATGGACAAAGGATTACGGCCCCTACAAGAAGAAAAAGAAGAAAAAGAAAACATGATTAAATGTCCAACAAAAATCAAGGTTGGATATAAAGATATTACTATTGAGTTTATTCGATCAGACTTTGCCAAGCAGACGGATAGTTACGGTGAATACCATCAACGAGCAAACAAGATTGAAATACAACAGGACTTAACACCGCAAGATTTTGCGAACACACTACTCCATGAAGTTATACATGCAGTAGCTTACGAAATGAGCTTGACACAAGAGGGGAATATTTTGTCTAAAGATTCAAATGAGGAGATAGTAGTGAACTCAATAACAAACGGATTA